CCTATGTATCATACCGAACAACTAAGGGGCTTTTCAGAACTTGTCCCGGAGTTTACGGCTCTACAGAATATATTTGTTCATGATAAGAAGCGATGGTTACAAACCAGCGGAAACAACGCCGTATGGGATGTAAAAACATTGTGGTGGTATACATATGGCGAAGCATATGATGAATCACATTACGTAACAGCGGCACATCAATTTTATTGGCGTCGCCACGCTTCATTAGATGCAGTTAATTGTATTGTGCCATTGCAGCAACATATGGCAATGTGTCAAAAGATTCGTCACTATGCCTGGCCAATGTGTGTAAATGCAAAATTAACTGAATCATATTTGCAATTCAATGATATATATCCTAAAACATTTGCAACAATTGAATCCGCAGGATTAGCAGTAGATGAAACATTTCGAATGCCAGAATTGATACATGACGGCCGAGTATATTCTCAATATCATTATCATACAACAACCGGTCGTCCTAGTAATGCATTTCGAGGATTCAATTTTGCTGCAATGAATAAAGAAGATGGTACTCGTGCTGCATTTCATAGTAGATTTAAGCGAGGTGCATTGGTTGAAATGGACTTTGATTCATACCACGTCCGTCTCATTGCAAAAATGATTGGTTATGAATTGCCCGTATCATCTATACATGATTATTTAGGTCAATTCTATTTTGGAGTAGATGCATTAACAGATGAACAACGAGATGAAAGCAAATCAATTACATTTCGTTTATTATATGGAGGCATCGATCGAGAATTTTTAAGTATTCCATTTTTTGCACAAGTTAATGATTTTGTATACAAGATATGGAATAAATGGAAAAAAACAGGTTGCGTAGAAACACCTATCTTAAAACGCAATATTTGTCGGGAAGGTTTGCAAAACATGACAGCAAATAAACTTTTTAACTATTATTTGCAAGCAGTAGAAACCGAAGTATCAGTACGCAAATTGCAACAAGTACAAGAAATGCTGCAACCATATACCAGTTGTATGATTCTATATACATATGATTCGGTATTATTTGATGTAAATTATCAAGAAGCACGAGAGTTACTGCCTCAAATCAAAGCAGTATTAGAACAAGGCAATTTTCCAGTAAAAGTGAAGGTTGGCGATATTTATGATAAAATAAAAACTATTTCTTTATGAACATTGATTTAATTTTAACAGAGTGGTGTTTTCGTTTGCCCAAAGGGTATCCAACTAGTGCTAAGGATTACAAAATATTATATGATGTCTTGTTAGAGACTGCAAATATATCATCTAATCAAGCTCAACAAATTGTAGAACGAGCACAAAGATTAAATGAGTTGCCGGCAGATTCTGCATCACAAGGAACACAACAAGAAGATAATTATTCTATTATCAAACAAATAAAATCAATTGGTTTGCCTGATGAAGTAAATACACAAATTTTTTCTGTATATAAATCACTATCTGATGATCAAAAACATAACTTTAATAAAAATTTTAGAGTGCATTCAATTGATTCATTTGTACAAGACGGATGGAAAGCATTTCAAGATTTCTTTTTAGTAAACGTCGGCGGTGCTAGAGGTGGAATGGGAAATGGAGAAGTATCGATATTATTAGGCGTTAAAGATTCAAAACCAGGTGGCACAGAATATCATGATATCGTTATGCCAAATGGTCAATGGGAAGTTAAAGAATTAGAAAAAGGAAAATTTGACCCTGCTAAAGAAGGCGCAGCTACTAAATTTAAACTAACAGGCCAGATTCAAGAATTTTATAAAGATATCGTATTACCATTTAAAACAATTGGCGATCCGTATACATATTTAAAACATATGGTAAGTCCTCAATCAGCTGAATCTTTAAAAAAATTAATAATGATATTTGAAACAAGATTTATTGAAAGTATCGAAGGTGATAAATTATCAGCTGGAATGGAATGGAAAAAATCCGCATTTTATAATTGGTATGAAGGATTTAAAGAATTACACGAAATATTTTACCAAACCGAATTAGATACCGATGTTAGAGATACAAGATTAACTGTCGCAGCTGGCGGCGAAACTCAATCATATTGGATTTCAGATGATGACGCTGAAAAAATTAAGCTAGGAGCTGGTGAAGAAAATCCTACCGGCGTAAGAATTGGAGAACCAATTGATAATATTAATACTAATGCAGTTCTTTGGTTTAAACGAGTAGAACGAAATTTGTTTATTAAAGAACCTAGAGAATTTATTTCTGAATTAACTGCTATTAAAGAAAATTTCTTTAAAGAAATTTTAGGATTAATTTATTATAATAAAAGAAATCCACAACCTCATATAGCAAATCCAGAAGCATTTGTAATCGATTCATTGTCACAGGGAAGATATAGATTTGTATTGCGATCGGTGCCAGCATCTCAAAATTACCCGTATTTACAACAACAAGGATAATCATTGAAAACACAATTACTTTGCACCTTTGCACATAGATCAGATTTAAACATAGTAACAGAATACATACAGCAAAGTTACATCATTCCAGAACAACGTATATTTGTATTTGCAAATGCAGAATCCGTAGATAATTTATATTGCACATATAATGCAGATGCTGGAACACAACGAGGACAAAATACAATTAGCATACATCGTAAAAAAGAAACTAATACATTATATACAGTTAATGCGCTTAATCAAATTATAAAAGCAGTTAATAACGGTGTATTAGATAAGACATTTCAATTAGATTGGAGTATTTATCAAAATTCATTTATCCTAACTGATGAAGCAGGTTACCGGGTTATTGATTTAGTATTCTTCAAGAAAATTTCATGGAAATGATATTTATTATAGTATAAAGGAATGTGATGATTAAATTAAAAAGTTTGCTTAAAGAAACTAATTTAAATGATTTAGAAAATAAATTAGGTTTTGATTCAGGTGCAAATCGAGATCCAAAAACTGGTAATTTACTTGCCAAAAAAATCAATTGGCGTTCTTTAGAATTTGAAGATGTCGATCTAAGAGATTATCCAGACTTTTCTGATGCATATGTTTCATATGCTGAATATGAAGATGGTACGGCACTTACTGACGACGAATTAGAACTTTTAGACATTCATGAAGATGATAGAGTATATGACGCACTCATGAATAAATACAGATAAAATTATCACAAAAAACTTAACAAATTACTTTGAATTAACCAATTAATTACTTATATTGTAATTATATTTTTATATTTTATTAACTTAATTAACTAAAGGAGCACTTATGGCACTTAACCTTGACGCTATCAAAGCGAAACTTAATCAATTAAACAAAACCGATGACAAGAAAAACAACGTATGGAAGCCTGAGGCAGGCAAGACACGAGTTCGAATCGTTCCTTACGTGCATCGCAAAGACAATCCTTTCCTAGAATTGTACTTCCACTATGACATTAGTAAAAAATCAATGTTATCTCCAATTACATTTGGTAATGCAGATCCAATTGTTGAATTTGCAGACAAACTTAAAAAGACTGGCGATAAAGAAGATTGGCTAATGGGTCGTAAAATTGAACCCAAGATGCGTACTTATGTTCCCGTAATTATTCGTGGCAAAGAATCTGAAGGCGTAAAGTTTTGGGGTTTTGGTAAAACAATTTACACTGAATTGTTATCAATTATTTCTGATGCAGACTATGGCGATATCACAGACTTAATGAATGGTCGAGATATTGATGTAGAATTTACACCTGCAGAAGGAGCTGGAGCATATCCGAAAACAGCAATCCGAGTTAAACCTAATACTCAGCCAGCAACTGAAGATAAAGAGATTGCACAAAAAATCATGAATCAACCTGAAATCACCGATTTATTTCCTGAGCCGTCTTATGATGAATTAGAAAAAGCATTAGCAGAATGGATGAATCCAGAAAATGCAGATTCTGATGTTGAAGAATCAGAGCCAGCATCTGCACCCGCATCTGCACCTGCATCAAAGCCAGCAGCTACTAAAGTAGACAATGTTGCTGATGCATTCAATGATCTTTTTAA